GCAACTTAATACTTTAGTTCTTAAAGAATTAAAGAAAGAAGCAAAAGGATTCTCTAAAGAATCAGTTTGTTTAGAACACGATGTTGCTGACATAATGAAACGACAAGAGAAAGACGGATTTAAATTTAATGAGATGGGTGCTAATCTTTTGTTAGCAGAACTTAGACAAGAGATGCAGTCTATTGAAGATGAAGTTCACGAAACATTTCAGCCTAAGTGGGTAGACGATAAACTAGTTACACCTTACGTTAAGAAAGACGGAACTCTTTCTAAAAGAGGATTGACTGCTGATGAATACGAAAGGTGTTTAAACACTTCTAACTACAAACCTTTTATGAGAAAGACTTTACAAGAGTTTAATCTCGGTAGTCGTAAACAGATTGGCGAGTACTTAACTGACTTTGGCTGGAAGCCTGAAAGATTTACACCTACTGGTCAACCTATTGTAGATGAAAAAACTTTATCAGAGATAACTCATATACATGAAGCTAATCTTATTGCTAGGTTTTTATTGCTACAAAAAAGAATAGCTCAGATAGAGTCATGGCTAGAATCATTACAAGATGATGGTAGAGTACATGGCTTTGTCATTCCTAACGGAGCTATAACTGGCAGGATGACACATAGGAATCCTAACATGGCACAAGTACCAAGTAGTTCTAGTCCTTACGGAAAAGAATGTAGGTCTTGTTGGATAGTAGAAGAAGGAAATAAATTAGTAGGTATAGATGCTAGTGGCTTAGAGCTAAGAATGTTAGCACACTATATGGATGACAAGGAGTTTATAAATGAAATCATTAATGGAGACATACACACAGCTAATCAAAAACTTGCAAAACTTGAATCAAGAGATAAGGCAAAAACATTCATCTATGCACTCATGTACGGAGCAGGAGATGAAAAACTTGGAAAAGTGGTCGGAGGAAATACGTCAGATGGTAAAAGAGCTAGACAATATTTCTTTGATAATAAACCAGAATTTAAATCTCTTAGAGATAGAGTTCAGAGAGCATCAGCTAAGAAGTACCTCAAGGGTATAGACGGTAGAAAGCTTTACATTAGGAATAATCATGCTGCTTTAAATACTTTATTGCAAGGAGCAGGTGCTATCATTATGAAGAAAGCATTATCTTTATTAGATACTAAATTAAAATTAAATGCTATTGACTATAAGTTCGTTGCTAATATACATGACGAATGGCAAGTCGAAGTGAAGGAATCTCAGGCACACTTTGTAGGACTTCGTGCAATCGATTCTATAAAAGAAGCAGGAGAACATTTTAATCTTCGCTGTCCTTTAGATGGCGAATACAAGATAGGAGACAACTGGAGTGAAACACATTAATATAAAACCTAAGAATAGAGATATTAGAGCAGATGGAAAAATGTATGATGGAACTACTTGGAGAAAGAGAGGCATCAACCATCATCTTAATGAGGAAGGTTTAGTATTCTATAAAAGAAAGTTTAGAACTATCGAAGGATACTTACAGCAAGGAGGCAACTTAGCTAAATTAGTTTTTGGTAAAATAAAAAAACCACAAGCTATTAGTAAGATTGCTAAGATGTTATATAACAAAGAAGAAAGTGGAGACATATATATCATAAGTAATCCATCTTGGAAAGGTTGGATAAAGGTTGGTATGGCTATTGATGCTAAAGATAGATGCAAACAATATCAAACCTCTAGTCCTTTTAGAGATTATAAATTACACTACAGTAAATTTTTTAACGATAGAAAAGTTGCTGAAAGAAAAGCACATAAGATATTAAATAAAAACTCTGAAGAGAAAAAAGGAGAATGGTTTAAAATTAGCAAACAAGATGCTAAGAATATAATCGAAACAATATGAAAAATTTAGACAACTTAGTAGAAGATATTTATTCTAAGCTTTCTGTTTTAGGAGAAGGTAAACCTCTTGATGCTAGTGCTGAGGATATAGATGCTCTAGGAGAAAGCATTAAAGAAGTACTGCATCACTGGGCTAATCCATCACCAAGAAGTTCAGACATGCTAAGAATGTCTAACATTGGGAAACCTACTAGGCAACTGTGGTATGATTTAAAATCAGAGAATGAATCTACTGAGTCTTTACCTCCTCCGGTGTTTATTAAGTTTTTATACGGACACCTGCTAGAGGAAGTATTATTATTCTTAGTAAAGATTTCTGGGCATGAAGTAGGTAATGAACAAAAAGAAGTATCTGTATCTGGTATTAAAGGACACATGGACTGTACTATAGACGGAGAAGTAGTAGATGTTAAGACTGCTTCAGGCTTTGCCTTTAAGAAATTTAAAGACGGTACGTTAGCAGAGCAAGATACCTTCGGCTATCTTCCACAACTTGCAGGTTACGAAGAAGCTGAAGGTACAAAAAAAGGTGGCTTCTTAGCTATGAATAAAGAGACTGGAGAGTTAGCTTTATTTAGACCTTCTGAGTTCGACAAGCCTAATATTAAAAAGAAAATAAGAGATGTTAAGAAAGCAATAAAGCTTGACAGACCACCTCAAAGATGTTATAATCCAGAACCAGAAGGAAGCTCTGGCAATATGAAACTTCCTAAAGAATGTGTATATTGCAGACATAAGTTTGAATGTCATTCAGACGCTAACGATGGATTAGGTTTAAGAGTATTTAAATACTCAAGAGGATATACTTATTTAACACAAACACCAAGACCACCTAAAGTTATAGAGGTTACAAATGAATGGCAAAAAAGCAGACAAAGTAAATCATCCTGAACACTATAATCAAGGTACTATAGAATGCATCGATGCTATCGAAGCTATGCTATCTTACGAAGAGTTTGTTGGGTATCTACGTGGCAACTCGTTGAAGTATAGATGGAGATTTCGTTACAAGAACGGCATAGAAGACTTACGTAAAGCTGAGTGGTACGAAAGAAGATTATTAAAAGTATTAGAGGATAAAGATGGTAGAAGATAAAGTAGGACAGAAACCTTATCTAGGTATTGAAATAAATTATGATAAAGAAAAAAAACTAGATAAGTTTAGTTTAGATACATTAAAGGATAGATATTTCTGGGAGGAAGAAACACATGCACAAGAAGCTTTTGCTAGGGCTGCAGTATTTGCTGCCACTTTCAAGGGTGTTACAGATTATGAAATGGCTCAAAGACTGTATAACTACAGTTCCGATTGTTGGTTCATGTTTAGCACTCCTATACTTAGTAACGGGGGAACAACTCGTGGTCTTCCCATTAGTTGTTTTCTTAATTATGTTCCCGATAGTCGTGATGGTTTATCTTCTCACTATGACGAAAATATTTGGTTGGCTAGTTCGGGTGGTGGCATTGGTGGATACTGGGGAGATATTCGGAGTAATGGTATTTCTACTGCTAACGGGAGTCGTTCTACTGGAAGTATTCCTTTTATCCATGTAGTTGATTCTCAGATGTTAGCCTTTAATCAAGGCGTAACTAGACGTGGTAGCTATGCTGCTTACATGGATATCTCTCATCCAGAGATTGAAGAGTTTATTAATATAAGAAAAGAATCCGGTGGAGATATAAATAGAAAGTGTTTAAACTTGCACAACGGTATTAACATTACTAATGATTTTCTTAAAGCTGTTAAAGATGATGCAGACTGGAGATTAATAGACCCTAAAACAAAAGAGGCAGTTAAAACTATAAACGCTAGAGAACTATGGTGGCAGATTATTTATGCTAGAGCAGAAACAGGCGAACCTTATATGATAAATATAGATAACTGTAATGATGCTTTACCACAAGGACAAAAAGATTTAGGCTTAGAAATAAAACAAAGTAATTTATGTTCAGAGATAACTCTACCTACCAATGAAGAAAGAACAGCAGTATGTTGTTTGTCTAGTGTTAACTTAGAACATTACGATAAGTGGTCTAAAGATGATTACTTTATAAAAGACTTAATAACTATGTTAGATAACATTCTACAACATTTTATTGAAAATGCTATTGACACATCGCAACTTGGAGAGTATAATGCTAACTATAAAAGATTTAAAGGATATGTTAAAGATGGTAAAGAAGGATTCACAAAAGCTGCTTATTCGGCTTACAGAGAACGTTCTTTGGGATTGGGTGCGATGGGCTTTCACGCCTATCTACAATCTAACAATATACCTTTTGAAGGAATTCAAGCTACGGGATTCAACTACAAAGCGTTTAAACACATTAAAAATAAAGCTACTAAAGCTAGTCAAGAACTCGCTGATATTCGTGGTGAAGCACCTGATGTATCTGGTTCTGGGATGCGTAATGCTCATCTCCTTGCCGTTGCTCCTAACGCTAGTAGCAGCATTATATGTGCTGGCACATCTCCCTCAGTAGAACCTTACAGGGCAAATGTCTTTACTCACAAAACTTTATCAGGTAGTTATCAAGTAAAAAATAAATACTTGGAAAAAGTTTTAAGAAGTAAAGGATTAAAAGGAGAAGAACTTGAAAACGTTTGGAAAGATATCGCTGGCAATAACGGCTCAGTGCAACATCTTTCTATGTTAGATGATAAAGAAAAAGAATTATTTAAAACTGCAAATGAGATAAATCAAATATGGATTATTGAACATGCTCATAAACGACAAGAGTTTCTTTGTCAGAGCCAATCAATAAATCTATTCTTTGTATTACCTAAAGCAACTGAGGAGCAAGATGCTCACGATGAATACATGCAGTATGTAAATGATGTACATTGGTACGGTATGCATAACTTAAAATCGCTATACTATTTTAGGTCTGATGCAGCTAGAGCAGCAGAGAATGTAAATATTAAAGTACCTAGAATAAGATTAGATGAAGTGGAGTGTATAAGTTGTGAAGGATAAAAAGGTAAAAACACATGAAGATGATTTGGATTTTCTTGCTGATAATGGCATGTTTTGGTTTGTATTTGTTCCTTCCATCATTCCTATATGCGGTGCTTTATTAGTAGGAACTATAGTATACTTATTTGAATAGGAGTTATTATGAGTGTATATTCTGGAACTAAACTTTATGAAGCACTAAAAGCTAGATATGAAGCTGAAATAATGGAAGCAAAGGCTAACTTAGAAAACTACTTAGACAATAAAGTAGGTGTAGCAGAACATCCAAATATTGTTGAGTCAGCAGATACTTTAGTAGAACAGTTAGCTAATGCAGAAGAAAAATTAAAAACTTTAAAACAAAATTATTAGGAGAGATATGAGTTTACTAGGAACAAGAGATTATTACAAACCATTTGATAACCCTTGGATGTTTGATTATTATGTACTACAGAATCAAATGCACTGGATGCCGGAGTCTGTACCACTACACACAGATGTTAAAGACTGGCAAGAGTTATCGGATAATGAAAAGAATTTATTAACTCAGATATTCAGGTTGTTTACACAGTCTGATGTAGATGTCGGCTCTGGTTATGTAGACAGATACAT